ATTTAATGTAGTTAATTCAGTGTTTAACTGTTTTACAGCTTCAATTAATACTGCCGTTAGTTTACCATAATCAACCGACTTTGTTTCCATTGCATCTTCTGCCGTTAAAACAACTTGTGGTAAAACTACTTCTATGTCTTGTGCTAAGACACCTATTTGTTCTTTAGCGTTTTCTACATCATTCCTTTTATAGTATACACCTTGCATTTGAGTAACTTTATCCAAAGCATTTGCTATCGGTTCAATATCAGTTTTTAATCTTTTGTCAGAAAAAGCGGTAACATCATTATTAAAGGTCGCTGCTCCAGCCGCCGACATATCTATAGTTAATGCTGTTATCTCACTCGTTGAATCTTGTCCCTTGATAATAAAGTCTTTATCATCAACATCAGTGGCTATTACAAAGTCACTTGAAGAATTTATAAATTTTGCAATGGTAGTACCACCATCTTTAAACACAATATCAGCACCGTCTGCATCTAGTATAATATCTCCAGCAGAATCAAAAGTCATATCGCCAGAGTTTGTTTTTACCGTACCTACATTTACAGATCCACCAGATAAATCTAAATCTACAAAAGCATCTATAACTGCGGCTCCAGATCCAGCTCCATCCAAATACACACACTTTGCATCTCCAGGACCGATAGTAATATTCGCACCTGAACCTTGTGATATAACTATGTTTTGTGAACCACTAGTTGCATTTTCAATAATATGCACTCTTTTTAAAGTATTAGGACCTATTGTAATAGTACAAGATGAATCTAATGTACCCGTGTATTTTAAAAACAATGCACGACCAGCATCTGAACTTCCATCTGCTATCGTTGTCGTATGTGTATCAGCATTTGTTGTTATGGCTTCCGTTCCATAACCTAATGCTTCACCAATAAGTTCTAAATTTGTATTGGTAGATGTACCCCATGTGCCAGATTCATCACCAGTTCCTATTTCTTTTAGTCTAAGATTATTTACATATGTTGCCATTATGCGACCCTTTCAATCCAGTTAGCAAGTTGGTCTGGTTTTATTAAACTATAAACTTGTTCTTCACCAGTAGATCCCGTGCCAGTAACTCCAGTTAAGGATAACACAGATGTACCAGTTAATGCAAGAGTTCCTGCGGAAATAGATAAGCCATTTAAAGTAACTGCTATCTCGGCACTTCCAGTAACACTTTCACTTCCTAAAGCAGTTGTACCAACAACATTCGTTACTGGTGCTCCAGTTGTGGTTTTTATTGTATAGATTATTGGAGTATTTGCTTGTCCCCCCATACCAGAGTGCACAGAGCAATAATAATAAAGAGTTGGAGTATTTGTTGCTACGGTTATTTCTGTATAAGCACCAGAACTCCCGGGAGTTCCATTAGTTGTTACACCAGTCGAGTATAGACTACCTCCCCCATGTGTGCCATTAGAGGTCGTGCTAAAACGTAAAGGATGACCATTATTGCTACTGTCGCTTTGGTCAAATCTGTAAGTGTTTCCTTCGAATAACTCTTGTGTGGCTTGTTGCACACCATCTATAAAATATTTATTACCAGATCCAGTTGACACTACTGTAACTGTTTTTGTAACAGTAGAAGATTCGTAACCACTTATTAAAACAGTAGCCGAAAGACCCGTTTCTACAACAACACTTGTTCCCGTAACACCTTCATTACCAACAGCACCAGTTGCTTGAAGACCAGTTGCAGTAAACTTCATTTGTGCGTCTACTACTTCATTACCAACGGCAGTTGTACCAGCGACACCAGTTACACTGAAATTACAAGCTCCTAGTATTGTTGGGGTTTGAACTAAACCAGAAGCAACATTTGTAGCTGCAGGGATTACTTGACCTACATCTGCAAAAACACCACCACCCCATACTCCTGCTCCCCAAGTTCCATGACCCCAATTAGTCATAAAACCAGTTGTAGCAGATACGCCAGTTACTACGGCAGTGATAGGTATTTTAGGTAAGACGTTACCAACGGCAGTTGTTCCTACAACTCCAGTTGGAGTAATAATATGAATACTACTAGCATTGGCTGTGCCTACTGCACCAGTTGCTTGAAGACCAGTTTCAACAACTGTACTTGTTCCACCGACACCTTCATTACCGACTGCTGTTGTTCCTGCAACTCCAGTTACAGCGAAGGAAGTATTACCAATACCTCCCCAACCAACAGCACCCCAGGTGCCTTGTCCCCAACCGTTAGCCATAACGGTTTAATTTAAGCTATACGAATAATAGCGTTTGAAGCGTCAGCAGTTGGAAATTGTACTGTAAAAGTTCCTGATGTAGATGTTTTATTAGATGAAAAATCTAACACACAAACTGCTTTATCACTGTTAGTGTCATTATATATTAATGCACCCATAGCTGTAATTGTTGCAGTTGTAAAACTTATATCAGCAAAATCTGTAAAAGCAGTTGTTCCAGAAGTAGACGGTGCTACTTTTGTTAGAGCTCCACCTCCAGCAGTGTAACTACCACTATTAGCAATTTCTCCAGTTGTAGTGTAAGCTGTTGTTGCCGCTCCTAATGTAGCAGTAGTAGAAGATTTTCCTCCACCACCCTCTGCATAAAGAGCTAATTTAAAAGCATTTCCGTTAGTTGCAAAATTATGTGTACCTAACATTAACTCTTGTTTAAATGAAGTACACATTGCTTGTGCTATAGCCATGTTATAATCTCCTTATATATTCAGCCGTTTCCTTTTGACCACTTGATCTCAAAGCATGGATAATAGTACCACGCTCTTCCTTTCTTGCCAAGAGGAGATAATGATACAAGACTTTTTTCAAATGTTCTCTAAATTGATTTGCTTGTTGCCGTATGTGAGGAGGAGCTTGATCGGATATACTGACTATCTTATCTACGGCTAAATCTGCCACTTGCTCGTTTGTAAGACCTCCTTGATTTGAGGTTTTTACATTTACACTTCCTACTGTAGATGTACCTAATTCAAACATATTTAAACTCCTATATTCCATGGATCTTTAGGAGCAAAAGCCACCCACCCTGTCATAATCCATTTTTCATTTGATATTGGTGGATTCCCCCTATGCGTATGTGTCCAATCAGTAGGGAACAAACAAAAACTGCCTTGTTTTGCTGGAACTCTTGCAGACTGATATAAAAATTCTGTTTCTCCACCTTCTTCGACAGTGTTTAAAAAAATAGTCCATGTAAGAAATCTTTCTCTAAAATGTCCATCTTCAAAGTGCCACATATGAAAACCACCACTTCTTGAGGTTCTTTGAACTTTAAATCCATTAAAAGAAATATGAGAACTTTCAAGAAAAAATTCTTTTACAATAGGAAATTTTTGTCCATATGCCTTAACTCCCTCTATCAAAAGATTCCTTAATTTTTGAAAATGAGGAGCATAATCTTGAAATGTACCAAGCACTAGTCTTCCGTCCCACTGTTTGTCATGTCTGTCAGAACCCGATTCTTCTCGAGAAAGTATAGGTTTTTGTGTGTCCGTGTTATACACATACCTTTCTTCTGCAATAGGTATAACATTAATAATTTCTTCACATTCTTGTTTACTGTAAACATCATGCACTAACATAATTGTATCTGGTTTCATTTAGTTTCCTCTAATTTTCTTATTTGTATATTTGATGCAAAAGATCTTCTTTCTCCCTCACCCTTAAAAGGGTAAACTGTATGAGACAAATACGAAGGAAAAAAGTAAATATCTCCTAGTTCTGGCTTTGTTAGTAAACTTGATCTATTTAAATTATTAGATACTCCATATAAAAAATCAATATATCCTTCGGCATTTTTGTTTGTAATACCCTTTGGTATTTTTAAGTAAGCTATACAAGACATCATACCTCCAATACCATTTGAGTCTTCTGGTTGTGCGGGAAAATGACGGTGGGCTGGATTAAAATTACCTGCAAAAGATCTTACATACCATGCTGATTCTACTGTAACACTAAATTTGTCTGCTGGAAGACTGTTTTTTTGATAAAAATCTGAATGTAAAAAATACAAAGAATCAAAAATTAGTGATCTAAACGGAGCATGACAATCATCTGCTAAATTACAATCAAGCTCTTCTTGAATGTTTCCTTTTATTGCTTTACTTAACAAATGACTTACATCTAATTCTTCTCTCGATTTTATATCTTCTAAAACCTCATCACACTGTTTGTTTAAAAGATCTATCATTGATTTATCTAAACGACCTTTTAAAATAGGCGGTCCAAAAGGTCTAGCAATTCCTCTAATATAGTCTGAACTATTCATTTTCTTCGTAACTCACTCCTGGAATGTCTTCTCTCCCAATAAGGTTAGGTTTACTGTCTATGGGGTTAGGTGGTTCTAATTTTGACTTCCGTGTTATCAACATACTACCTTGTGTAACTGTTGAAACAACAGGATCTTCTAATCTATGATAACCATAAAGTTTTTGATCGTCTGGAATATTAGTGTCAAGTAAAGAAGAACTGTGTGCTATATTTATTTTAATACCTTTTGATGTAGCTATAGCTAACCAAAACTCACAACAAGCTCTTCCAGCTTCAGCAAAAGCTATATCTTTATGTGTAAAATCAATACCATACAAATGCAACTCTTTTACTTCTTCAGCAACGGCATAGGCAAAAGAATAAGCAACTGTGTTATTTAAATAAGCATATTTTGTTTTCTGTAGTACTTCTTGTAAGGGAAACTCCACGACATCAGGACATCTTTTATCCAGCTCACAAGAAAAAATAGGTACGTTTAATTTTGCTTTTAATCTGTCCGCCATAATGTTTGTTTGTTTACCAGCATTAGGAGTATCTAAAAACCTAGAAGGAGGGTCCATCATAAAACACTTATCATGGTAGATAACAGCAGACATAGCGTTAATTGCCCACACTTCATCAAATTTTTCGCTTCTTATTTTAGCAAGAATATATTCATTGAAACTATTGCCAAGAGCGACAATAGCAACACTTTTGTTTTTCATTGTGCTACCCTCTATTGTTTTGGAACTTTGACCAAACCCTCCCTATAAGCGTCTGTGTTTTCTTGACTTTCGCCATATATTTTTAATCTACTCATGGCTTCTGTAAATCTTGCAGTATATAGTTGAATTAAATCAGGCTCACCTTTCATAAATGTATAAGCCTCTACCAAACTAGCATAAAGCAAGGCGTCAGGTGCATTTGTACTAATCCATGTGCTACCAGAGTCATCGGTTGTTAATGAAGCAGGTCTGTAATAATAATGAAGTTCAACTGAATAACTTGAATCTGGTGTTGGAGCTACAATAAAATTGTCCACATCAAATGAAGCATAAAATCTAGGACTGCCCGTAGTGCTTGGGTTTGGTGTAAATTCTTGCAAATAGTTAACATCTTTTTGTGAAAGAAAAACATTTTGACTGCTTGAATTTACATAAGATAAAGAAAAAGTAGATAAATAATCAGAGGGTTTTTGTAAAAATTTATTTCCGCTAGTCATATCTCCAGTAACATTTTTTCTAAAATAATCTAAATCAACTACTTTAAATATTCTTTCTTCAGCATTTTTTATGAAAAAAGGTATTTCTGCCACAAAAGTAGCTTCATCATTCTGTGTCCATTCTTGAATAGACGATGTTAATGTTGTTAAAGTAAAACTCATGATGTACTCACTGTTACAGTACCTACACTTGCAGTGGCACTAAAAGATG